GGTGGGTTATAGGACACTTATCAAGTGGTAAGTCTTTGCAGTTATCATACGCCCCTTGAGACACCCAGTAGTACGTCATCTTAAGCACTTGGTCGTCTTTTGTCTCTGTAAAAAGTCTCCTAGCCTCCGCTTTACTTACGCTCTTAGCTATTTCTAAGCGTTGCTTTATGGCTCTAAAGACCTCCATAACATTCTCTCCACAAGGTAAGGTTCTGCTGTGTCCGTTCTTAGGAGCTCCTATGATAGTGCCAGTGCCTTTGTGTGTCTTAATTGCCTTTGAGATAGTGATAGTATCATACTCAAAACTAATATCTCCTAGCTCAATAGCAAAGTATTCAGCAGGTCTTAGTCCGAGATTAGATAGGACTATAAAGAGTTCGTATATCTCTACACTTGATAGTGCTTTAGATTTTTTAGCTCTGTTATATAGAAACTCTTTAGTTTTTAGAAGCTCATCATCTCTTAAAGCAGGTCTTTTGGGTATCACTTGCCTAGCTTGAAGTCCTTTGAAGTTTGGTTTAGATTTAAACTTAACTACTTCAAGACCTTCAAGTATCCTAAGTGCTGTTCCAAGAGCTACTAGAGATGAGTTAAAAGAGTGTGGCGAATATATCTTGCCATTAACTCCCTTGTTTAGCATCTTATCCTTTAGCTCATATAGGTCAGCTGTTGTAAGCTCTGAAACCTCTTTGTCTCCTATGGCTTTTATAACTCTATTAAGGCACACTCTATAATGGGTTGTATCATCTAGGTATTGCCAGTATCTATCGTGCAAGAAGTCTAGGGCTTCTGAGAGCTTCATACCACCTCTAGCTGAGCTTACATCAGTTTCCCATAGCTCATCCTCAGCTTTGCCCTTGCGTATTCTTTCTTTCCACTCTTTCTCAAATCTTAGAGCTTCAGCTTTAGTGCTGTTAGGATATCTTCTTTGAAACCTTACGCCGTCCATTATAAAATCACTGCACCAAGTGCCATTTTTATTCTTATACATCCTTACGCTCCTTTCTGCACCTTAAGCCCTTTGGCGTTCTCTTTTTTCTATCTAGCTCATACATCTCATAATAGTATTTAAGGCGTTTATAGATAGCATCAGCTCCGCCATATTGTGCTTGCTTCTCTAGTATCCTTATAAGATACTCCTCATCGCTTTCCCCTTTAAGACGTCTTGTATAGTGCCTAGATGGTTTGGGCTCTGTTGCTATCTTTTGTTGCTTTATTAGCCCTGCTCTGTAATTGTCTAGGTTGTCGTGAGTAGCCCCATAGCCACTAAGAGAGCATAAGCAATAAAAGAAATAGAATATGCCTATATTTTCCCACTTGTATTGATAAGTATTTGCTAGCCACCAAGCTACTATAAAAGTTCCCATAGTAATTACTACCCAAACTTGTGGTAAAAAAACTATGTACCAACCTATGAAGTCTTTTTCTTCTTTGGTTAGCTCTTGTCCTTTGTAGGTTATAAGCATCCTAAATCCCTCTATTTATATAGACAGCCAAGCTCTAATCTCTTTATGATTAGCTAGCCTGCAATTCTCGCAGCCACTATCCACAGGGGCAAAGGCATAAGAGACTTTACTTGTAGAAACTTTAGGGTCTAGTTTATTATCTAGGGTTACTTCGCCTATTGTTATGTAGCACTCTAGCTTCTTATCATAACCTATAACTGCCATCTTTTGATAAGAGCCACTATAAGCATTACTATAACGCACGTCTAATATACCTATCTTACCCTTTAGGTCTCTAAGCTCAAACTCAGGGCTCAAGCTAGACACAACTTCTACCTTCTCTAGGTTATCCCAAGCTTCTTTTAGAATAGTCTTGTACTGTTTCATCTCTATATCTCCTATCTTTATTTATAGTCGTAATACATTACGCCTCTAGTATCATCATAGCCATATTCATCGCAGCCATACTCATCTCTGTAATACCCATCATCGTAGTAATAATCATAAGCACCCATAGCATCACACTCAGCTAGAAACTCTTTACTATTAAGATACTCAATAATCCTTCTAGTGCTAAGGGTTTTAAGAGTGTTAAGCGTTGCTGTAAAGTCTATAAACTCGCTGTGCGTGTGCTCGTGTTGATAGCCTATACTAAGATTAACGCAGGCAATCCCAAGAGCTCCTGCTAGGTTACTAGCGTCAGTAAAGCTACCAAAAGCTGTATTATATCCCATAGCTTCAAAAAGGCATATAAGCTCCTCGTTATCCCAGCCATATAATGCTAGCTCGTTACTACCCCTTCTATCAAGTCCTATAAATGAAGTAACATTAAGAGCTTCAATAGCATTGATACATCTTGAGCTACCTAAGCCCCCTATCTCTTCATCTGTAAAGAAGCCAAAGGCAAATGGCACGCCCCTATCAAGCAGCTTAAGAGCTATATAAACTCCGCACCTATCATCTCCACCTAAGCAAGCACAATCAGCATTTGGCAAGAGGGCTATATAATTCTTTCTTATGTAGAGCTCCCTTTCAGTTGGTGCTTTGGCTGCTCTAGCGTCATTAATGGTATCTGTATGCACGCACACAAGGGCGTATTGCTCCTTGCCTTTTGGTACAAAGATAATCCCACCATTAGGGACTATGATTTTATCATAATCAGCATAAGATAATCCCTCTAAATATTGCCATAAGCTTTCTTTAGAGTATCCAAGTAGTTTTATTAAGTCTCTCATATTCTTACTCCTTTTGTTACCACTGCTTTATTACCTAGCAGCAGCATATCCTTTGAGCTAACATAGACTTCGCCTGCTGTATAGGCTGTTTTTAGCTCTTTAAAACTTGCGTCTGGTCTGTGCTTCATAAGCTTACCATACATTGATACAACTTCGCCCTTGTCGCTTATATCTAAGCCACCTTTAAAAACTGAGCCGTCCCTTGCTAGCTTGAAATATCCATTAATAATCATAGTGATACCTCCTGCTTTGTTAAGTTACTTAAGCTTGTTGAAAAGGCTAAGCTCCCCTTAAGATATAAAGTTATCCTTGCACTCTCTAAAAAGAAGCTATTAGGATTAAAAAAGACGTCTCTATTAGCTAGTTTTATTAATGTAAGCTCCCTTTTATTGTTAAAAAATGCCCTTATAGTCCTACCTGCTAGAGAGGCGCCCCTATTATCTCTCTCGCCCCCTACAATATATCCTAAAACTTCTTGTTGCCCTCTCAAGAGGTCTATTGCGCCCTCTATGTATTCTTTACGCTCTCTAAAATCTCTATCAAGGTTATAAGCCTCTGCTAAAACTTTTAAAAAAGTCCCCATATCGGCGCAAAGTATTCTATTATCTAAATAGATAACCTTATTATCTTGTACTCTATCTATAATAAGCATAGTTTTGTGCCATACACAAGATTTAACTACATATAATCCCACGTCTGTATTAAAAGCCTCTATGTTAGTATAGGTATCAAAATCCTTAAAGCTTTTTAATCTATCTATTATTTCACTTCTACTTAACATAGCTCAGTCCTCCCCTCTTAATAGTTTTGTTTCTATACCACACCACACACCACCAAAGCTTATAGATATGATGCTTTCTAAACTCTTTGGACTATAAAATCTTACGCCCTTGCTGCCTATCTGCCCTATACTTGCAAAAAGAATTAAGCCATCTTTATTAAAGCTAACTTCTCCATAAGTACCCCCTAAATAAGCTTTTTTAGTTGTAGTATCAAAAAGGTAAGCCTTACGCTCAGGGGCTACAAAGTTAAACACTTCTTTTAATAAGTTTTGTAGCTTACTTGTCGTATTACTATAAAAGCTATTATCAAAATATAGCACGCTTCTATCTCTTTTTATTACTAGGATAGTAACGTTATAATCAGTAATAACATAGGTTTCTCCATATAATCTAGCCTCAACGTGTCCGCCATAAGTAAATTCTTTATATCCCCAAAGGGCTTCAATAAGCCCCTCTTTATTTCTTATAGTTATCATAGTGCCACCCCCTTATTAAAATCCATATTTTTCTATTAGCTCTACAATCTCTTGCTTGCTATATGAGCTTAAGCTATCCGCTAAATAATCCTTTAGCTCATCTTTATCCCAGTCACTGCGTGCGTTTTCATCTATTTCATCAATATAATAAGCCTCGTCAGCTTTTACATACTCGTCCATACTTTCTATATACACCGCATCCTCTAGGGCTATTCTGTGATATTCATCGCCTTTATAAGGTACATAATCTTTATTATCAGTCCTAACCCACTCCTCACTTTGACCTACAATGGTAGCTATTCGCTTATTATGCTCGTATGTATCTTCATCAATGTAGTCATTTTCTATTGATGAAAAGTAAGCATAAGTATAGATTATGTAGTCGTCTTGAAAGTTTGAATAAACTGCGCTATCCTCGTCTAACCAGTCCGCTTGACTATTGCTATAAACTGCGTTTTCTCTGTCTATGTATTCGCCTAAATACTCAGAATAAACTTTATTGCTTACGTCCTCTAAGTCTCTGCCCCCCTCTTCATCTACACTTAAAAAGGCTCTAGTAAAGCCCTCATTTGATGCAAGCTCATTTAAAGTATCGTCTGAGTATCCACCATTTACCCAGTCGTATGAGTAAAGGCGTCCTTCTTTTTCTAGGCTAAAAGTATCTAGCCAACTTATGGCGCTCGTGTCCCCTATGCTTATGCTATAATCCCCAGTTTCAGGCTTTAGCCTTGAATTAGTCACGCCCCATAATAGATTAATCCCCTCAGCTTCTAGGGCTTTTATAAACTCGTCCCTATCGTTGCTGTCACCATAATAAAGGCGGTCAGCGCAACGCTCTTTTATATATTCGCCTTTTGTTTCATCAAATATCGTATCACTATCCCATATAATAGCCCTTGCGGCTATCCTTGAGCCTATTTTTAAAAGAGCCATTTGAGCCATATTATCTAGGCATTCAAATCGGTGACCCTTACCGCTTTGGCAAGAGTGAGGGAGACCATCGAGGTTGTACCCAGCGCTTACTTTTACAAACTCAAGTTTTGGGATAGGCTTTGTATTTGTCAAAAGCTCGATAAGTCTCTCATTTAGGTTTGCAGCTTTTGCAAAGTCCGCTTTTAAGCTGTCTTTTACTTTACTTATAACTGGCTCAAAGCCTTGTTTTTGCTTTAGGTTGTAAAGCTCCCCATTGTTGGCTATAATGTAACAAGGCGCATAAAATCCCTGTGTATCTGTTTTTACTTCGTGTTTTAAGTAGTTTAATTCTAAACTGCCTCGCTCGCTCTCAATTAAAAGAGCCTTGCAAAGGTTAGCCCCATCTCTGAAGTATTGATTTTTGTTGTCAGTTACAAGCTCTTTAAAGCTCTCAAAATCTCCGCTGGTTAGCTCAGCATACACGTTTTTAATAAGGTTTAAGCTATCTAATGATAACATTTTGTTTGCCCCTCCTTAAGGGCGTATAGGTACTTTTTAAGTACTTTATACAAGCGGATTAACTCCGCAACTTCCAAAGGGTTAGGACGTTTAAACTTTGGTCGGTTAGGACGTCTTAGCCTCTTTTTACTTACCTCATATTTACAAAACTCTTTTATAAGCTCTTGATAAACCTTGATAACCTTTTGGCTATCTTTAGGCTTTTTCAAGCTCTCTTTTTGTTTTGTTGAGAGAATTATTACACAGATTAGCTTAAATATAGCTTAACGATAAAGAGAATTTACAAAGTTTTTAAAAAGATTTGTTTGAGTTATTAGAAAAGTGCGTTATTTAGGGCTTTTTGAGTTATGAAAAGAGGCTAAAAACTTTTAAATGTTTTGGGATTGTTTGGGATTGTTTTGACTTGTGTTTTGGTGTGGGTGTGTGGATAGCTGCGGAGTGTGTAGGGTTTGCTTTGGGATTGTTTGGGGGTGCTTTGGGAGTGTTTGGGCTTTTATTAGTGTGTAGAGAAATAGCGAAAATAATAAAAAGTGTAATGGCTATTACAGAATTAAAAAAGATAGCAAAAAAGAAATGTAAGCTTTTGAAGCTCTTGGAGTTGCTAGGGCTTGCTTTGGTATCTTTTGGCTGCTGCTTTGGCAGCTCTTGGCTTTGTTGTAGGGAGTTTGAAACACTATCGGCTAATGTACCCGACCGCACGAGATAGCACAAGGGCGATATTTAGGTATTTTATGGCTTTGTAGCTTGTAGGGTGTAGGGATTTGTTAGGGGCTTTTATGTTTGCTTTGAGTTGTTTAGCTTACTTAGCTTTGGATTTGCCTATATATGAATTTTAATTATTCTTTATAGGGCTTTTAGTTTGTGTTGCTTTGCCACCCTTGTGACGTTGTGGCTGTGCTTGTGGATTTGTGGGGCTTTGCTTTAGAAATGTTGTAGGGGGCTATGGGGGTAAATCGGAGACCCTGAGCGTTATCTAGGGTTTCAAATATTTTTACCATTTTCTTAAACCACTCCTGAGGTAATCCTTAAGCAATCCTGATGAAATCTTAGGCTAACCTCAAGCTAATCCTGAGGTAATCTTGAGCTATCCTAAAGCCAATCTCTAGCTTCTATTAGCTCTAACGTTAATAAACCTATCTAGGAGGCTCTACAATCAACGAAAGGTATCCAAAGGTAAGTTTGTATTACCGAAGGTTAGTTTTGCTCTCTATGGCTCTCTAAATGCTTCTAAAGGGCATATATGATTTTATCCCTATATCCAAGAGATAATTCATAGTTATCTCTCAGACATAGTTAGGGAGCTTCAGAATTATCTTACCTCTGCTCCGAACTATTTAGTTATATCCCTATGACTGACTTCAGCCATAGTTAAAAGGAGTTTCGACATTATCTACCTCTCCGAACGGTCTTATAAAGGAGTTAAAAGATACCTATAACAATCCTTTTAACAATCCCAAA